GAAAGTGTTGGTGGAATAGTTGAACCTGATACAAGACCTGAAGCCACAATCAACTCACCAAATCCATCAAAACAATGGAGACCTGGTGTTAAAAGAAATGGTAATTTGTTTGCAGAGGCAAAAGGATTAGAAGATGCTTGTTGGGAAGGATATGAAGCAATTGGATTAAAACCTGATGGTTCACCAAATTGTGTTCCAATTAAAATGACTGAAAATGATTTTGCTGATTCAATCAATGACTATCCTGAAGGTGTTAAGAACACAGCGGCAAAGGCTGTGGCTTGGGCTGAAAAAAATGGATGGGGTAGTTGTGGAACAGCAGTAGGAAAACAAAGAGCCAGTCAATTAGCCAAAGGTGAACCTATTTCAATAGACACCTTAAAAAGGATGTATTCTTATTTATCAAGACATAAGGGTGATTTAACCACATCAAAGGATTATAAAAGTTCTTGTGGAAAACTTATGTATGATGCATGGGGTGGAGAAGCCGGTTTAACTTATGCTGAACGCAAGTTGAAGCAATTAGAAAAACAGAAAATGGTATTTGCCTTTGATGAAGATAAAAGAATACTTGTCGGAGCAGCAATGGTTCCAAATAAGATGATTCACAGATATGATGCACAAGGTAATTTATATTATGTATTCTTTTCAAAGGCATCAATCAAAATGATGGCAGATAAGTTCTTAAAAGACAAAAGAACTGATGAAACATCAATAGAGCATGATGGACTTAAATTAGGTAAGGACAAAGTGTATATTACGGAATCTTGGGTTAGTGATGACCCAGTATATGATAAATCTCATTTCTACGGATTTGATTTACCATCAGGAACATGGTTTGTTGCTATGAAGGTAAATGATGATAATGTGTGGAAAATGATTAAAGAGAAATCCCTTACGGGTTTTTCAGTAGAAGGACTTTTTGCTGAAAAAAGTGTTTTCAGTAAAGAAGACAAACAAATAAACCAAATAAGAAAACTTATTACAGAAATTAAAGATTATGACCAGTAAAGAAGCAATCAAAAAAATAATGTCTGTTCTTAATTTAACCACTTTATCATTTTATGAAGCAAAGACCGACCAAGGCGTTGTTGTTAAAATGGAAGGTGATGCATTAGAGGTAGGAAAGATGTTATATGTAGCAACTGATGAAGGAATGATTCCAGCACCTCCGGGTAAACACATGATGGAAGATGGGTCTGAAGTAGAAGTAGGTGATGATGGTAAAGTATCTAAAATCAAGATGGGTAGCACAGAAGTAACTGATGATGCCAAGAAAGATGAAGAACAAGACAAATCAACTATTGAAACAATGGCTGAATCAAAAGAAATGGATGTGGCAATGGAAGATGGGGACATCAAACTTGCTGATGGAAGCGTATTTAGAATTGGTGGTGAAAGACCAGAGTTCGGCGTTAACATCAAAAAAGTAATGTATGATGGCACCTTATCAGCAATTGCTGACGGAGCCTATGAAACTGCAGACGGAAAAGTCATGCAGATTGTAGGTGGTGAAATTCAAGGCATCCAATCAAAAGAAGCAGAAATGGCAAGAGGTGGTGAATTCACCGAAGCAAAATCAGGCGACTTAACATTAGATTCACCAACATTTGATGTGGGTGAAACCATTGATGTTGTTGGAGAAGATGGAGCAAAAACACCAGCACCTGACGGAGAACATCAAGTTATCCTTAAGGATGAATCAGGAAATGAAAACAAAATTAGAGTTGTTGTAAAAGACGGTATGATTACCGAAAGAGAAAATGTTGAAGAAGCACAACCAGAAACAGAAGATGAAATGGCTGCCTTCATTGAAGCATTTACAACAGCAATGAAAAGAATGGAAACTAAATTGGATGAATTGAGTAACAAAACAAAAGTTTTGGAATCATCATTTAACAAGTTCTCAAAAGAACCAGCAGGTTCACCGATTAAAAAACAAATAAACCCAGAATCTTTTAACAATTTTTCTAATACAAGATTGGAAGGATTCAAAAAATTAAGAGAAACAATCTCTAAAAATAACTAAAAACTAAAAAAAATGACAAACAAATTATCAAAACTTAATTTTTCCTATGATTTAGGCGGGTTGAGCAAATATGTGGACGCTTTGAATAGTGATATTATCAGCGAAGCAGTTTTGACACCAGTTACTATGGAATATGTAAATGTAATTCCTGGTATTAAAGGAACACAAAATGTAAACTTATTGTCTGAAACATTATCAGTTCAAACTGGTACTACTTGTGGATGGAACAATGAAGGAGCAGTAAGTTTCACAACTGCTGCAGTTACTGTAGCAGCGTTGAAAGTAAACCAATCTTTATGTTTACAACAATTAAACACCCTTTGGTTGGGTCAATATTTGAACGCAGGTTCTTATAATGAGAATGCTCCATTTGAGCAAGCAATCATAGATTTACAAACTAAACAAATCAAAAGATACAATGAAGATTTATTGTGGAACGCTTCAAGTGGAACATCAGCATTCAGTGGATACAAAGAATTGTTGGCTAACACAACAGGTGTTGTTAAATTAACAGGACAAACTGCATTGTGTTCAGTAACTGGTACAAGTGCAAGTGAAAAAGCAAACGCTGTATTGGCTCAAATTGACAACTTAATCACTGCTATGGATAGAAATATCTATGACAGAGATGATATTGTTATCTTCATGTCTCAACAACAATTCAAATGTTACTTAACTGCGGTTAGAAATGTAAACAATTTCTATATTGATAGTTCTGAAAACAAATTGGGTTCAGTTTATTCTGTATATCACCCACAAACTAACTATAAGGTTGTAGGTGTACCAGGATTGGCAGGTTCTAACTTGATTGCATTGGGTAGTTCACAATACTTCTTAGCAGGTGTTGATTTAACATCTGATGAAGATTCATTTAGAGCATGGTGGTCTCAAGATTTCCAAGAAGTAAGAATTATGTCTGCTTGGAAATTAGGAACTCAAATCGCGTTCCCAAGTTTCTTCGTGACTAACGGATTGTCTTAATCCAAACAAATGATAAAGGGGGGGAAATCCCCCTCATATCACACCAAATAAACTAATCTAATATAATAAATAAAAATATGGCATGTAATTTATCAAGTGGTATACCATTAGCATGTAGAGATAATACTGGTGGTGTTGCTAATATCTGGATAACAGATTTTACAAACATCAGTTCAATCACTAAAAACTCTGGCGATACCATTACATCAATTTCCGGTTCAGGTACATTTTATGAGTTCCAACTTATTAGGACATCATCACAAATGACTGAAACAGTCAACGCATCATTGGAAAATGGTACTATATTCTACACACAAGAATTGGTTACTTATTTTGCAAAGTTAGACCAATCAAAAAGAAACATCCTAAAAACTTTAGGACAATCACCAAGATTGGCAGTAGTGATGTTAGACAACAACGGTAACTATTTTTACTTGGGTGAAACATACGGAATGTATGTATCAGCAGGTTCAAATGTAACTGGTAAGGCATTGGGCGATGCAAATGGTTATAACTTAACCCTTCAAGCAATGGAACCAAACCCAATGAATGAATTGGCAGGAACATTATCAAGTGTTGCAACTGGTATAACAGTTCAATCATTGTAATAAACAAATTAACACATAACACAGGGGGGATTAAAACCCCCTTGTTTTATATTTATAGGTATGCTACTCATTAGAACAGGACAAGAAAACACATTGGTGGTTACGGTATCGCAAAATGCGACAATCCCTAATCCTGAATGGTTATTTAGTTTTACACACATCTTTTCCAAAAGACAAGTTCAATTTATTCCAACCAACATATCAACACATAAGACAAGATATGATGAGTTTGTTTTTGTTGAAGGTAATGGTTTTGGTGAAATTCAATTTCCTTATGAGGGACTTTATACCTATGGTGTTTATCAACAAACACAAGGTAGTGGAAACCTTAATCCACAATATTCACAAGGTATTATAGAAGCCGGTGAGGCACAGGTTATAGTACAATCAGCCAATACAACAAATGATTATTATATTGAGTATGTGTCTAATAATGAACATAACTCAAATTATATATTTGCCCCTAATGAAATAACACCATCAACAACAATATCTGTTTATTCACAAGTATTAGATTTTATATCACCAACACAATATAATTCAATAGTTTATAGATGTAATGGAACACAAGTTAAGGCTTGTTATGGTTGCAATAATCAATACAATATAACTGATTTGGTTAGTATGTTTAATACATTACCAAACCCATTACCAGGTTGTTGTGTTGACCCAACTTATTGTTATTGTTGGACTCAATATGGTACTTACTATGATAATGGTGATGGAAGAATTAGATGTGAAATGCCAACATCTGTGTATAACACATTATGTCCAAGTGGAACATTAACATTAGATGTTATATATGATTAAAATAAACCCTTGATTATTGGTAAAAAAAAACATATTTAATAGTAATGGAAGAACAAAACAAAGAAGATTTATTTAGGGTCTTTAATTTCGCCGTAGCACAGGTTCCAATCATTGAAGAACAAATTCAGTTAAACGCAAGAACGCCTTGGATATACTATGGAATAGCCAATATGGCACCACAAGAACTTATTAGATTATATAATAGTTCACCTACACACAGAGCATGTGTGATGAGTAAGTGGTATGGTGTTAGGGGTGAATCAATATCTTTGAAAGGCGGGGATGATAAGAGGTTACAAATGGCTAATTCCAAAGGTGATACCATCTATGACTTATGGAATAAAGCAACATTGGACTTTATTCTTTATGGTGCGTTTGCAACTAATGTTGTATGGCGTAGGGATAGGGATATGGGTTTTGAAATGTATTCAATGGATACATCAAAATTAAGAGCCGAAAGAGCAGATATGGATGACCATGTTAAGAACTATTATTTTAGTTCAGATTGGGCATATCCAAAAAAGTTTGTTCCAAGAAAAATTGCATCATTTGATGTTGTAAGTGATGAACCATCACAAGTGTTCTATTACACAACTCATAGTCCTGGTAATGAGTATTACGCTACACCAACTTATTGGGGTGGAGCAACAGCCGTGGCAACAGAGGTTGAGGTATATAACTGGTGGCATAGTAATATTATAAATGGACTTAACCCATCATTATTTGTTTCCTTAAATGCGGGCATTCCGTCCCCTGATGAGAGAGAACAGATATTTCAAACATTAACAGCCAAATATTCATCATCTAATAATCCTGGTAAGTTGATGTTAACATTTGCTAATTCAAAAGATGAAGCACCTGAAATCACACAGATTACCCCTAATGGTAGTGATAAGATGTGGATTGAAATGAATACAGCGGTTCAACAAGCAGTGTTAACATCACATCAAATATCATCACCTGAATTATTGGGTATTCAAACACCTGGTTCATTGGGAACACCTGACCACCTTGAGGCACAAAATCACTTTTTTAATCTTGTTGTTAAACCAATTCAAGAGGAAATCAAAAAAGTATTTGAAAAATTACTTTTATTAAGGGATGGAGTACCAGCAGAAATTGAAATTAAACAATTTGAAATTGTTACAAGTCCTGATGAAAAGCCAGTTGATACTGTTGATGTAAGTAAAACAGAAACAGTAGACAATACTGATAAACCAATTCAACCAACAACATAACTATGGGAGGTTTAATACCACAAAATGTCCTTATTGTATCAGAAACAAAGATTAAAAACTTTACTGATATAGACCAAAATGTAACAAGTGCGGTTCTATTACCATTTATATCTGTTGCCCAACAAACCAAATTGGAATACATAATTGGTGGAAGGTACTACAAGCAGTTGTTAGACCAAATATCAACTAACACTTTAAGTCAGGCAAATGAGAATTTCTTAAATTACTTTGCTCAACCCCTT